ACTTGATAAAGCTGTAAATGCAGTTAGAGGCATTATGGCTTATATTAGAAACCAAATTGATGATATAACAAAACAAATAATGTTAAGAATATTTGGAACATTAGTCCCTATTCAAAAGGTTTTAATTAAAATGAAAGCATTGTTTGGTAAATTACAAGGCGTGATGGTATCCACTTTATTTACTGCTATGGGATCATATATGGCACTTAAATCATTTATTGGTGCGTTTATGGAATTATTAATCATTACTCTTGTAATAGCAGCAGCAGCTATTATAGCACTATGGATTCTTCCATTTACGTGGCCTGCCGCCGCAGCTGGAACTGTTTTCTTTTTATTAATATCTGTTCCATTAGCAATTATTGTAGGCTGGATGGTTCATATTCTAAATCTTACTACTTCACGATCTGTTCCAGGAAAGCCTGGTTGTTTTGATGGTGAAACTTTATTTGATTTATTACACGAAAAAAAGAAAATTTCAGAAATAAATATTGGAGATAAACTAAGTGATGGATCAGTGGTAACAGGAGTATTTAAACTATCTTATACTGGCGAGAATGTTTATAAATTAAAAGATCTTATTGTCACAGGAAGTCATAAAATATTTCATAATAATGAGTTAATATACGTTAGAGAGCATCCAGGTGCTAAGAAAATAAATTATAATAATGAGTTTGTTTATTGTATCAATACTTCCAATAAAAGAATTAATTTATCAGGATTAGAATTTGCAGATTGGGATGAAATAGAAGATGAAGATATTGTGATTTTGAAAAAGTTGCGTCTTCTTCCAAAAAAAGCAACAATTAATGATATACATAAATATTTAGATGGCGGATTTCACGAAAAAACTACGATAGAACTAGAAGATGGTAGATCAAAAAAAATTAAAAATATAGAAGTTAATGAACAATTAAAGTTTGGACAGAGAGTTTTAGGAATCGTAAAAATAGATGCAAGAAAATTACATCACGTAAGAAAGTATTCATATAACAAACAAGAATTTGTAGGAGGTGTTAACCTACAATTATTTAATGCTTTAGGCAAAACAAGCACATTTGATATGATAGGTGAACCAGTAAAGAAACCTAGATATTTGTATCATTTAATTACAGATTCAGGAACTTTTTGTGTAAATGGAATTGAATTTTTTGATTATAGTGGTGGTATTGAACAAATTTTAGACGTTCCAGAAAACTTATTAAAAATATTTTAATCTATCAAATATGTATAATATGAAGATCAATATTTTAGGTGTAAAAACAAGCCTTGAGTGTATTGTTATCTCAATGATCATTGGTGCCGTTTTGGGTTGTTCTTTATTGTGCGGTTCATCACGCATTAGTGCTAAAGAAGGTATGCAAATCTTAGGTTCTAATGTAGATTATGTTATGGGTAAAGGTGTTCCAGGAAATCAGTGGACTAAAAATCCTCCAGCTATGCAATCTAGTTATGAAACAAATCAAGGACCTGAGGTTCCTCTTGCCGAAGGTCAGCTTTTCTTTTTAGCAAATAACGCATTTAAACCTGAGTGTTGCACACCAGCTAGTCCTTTAGCTTACAGCTCCAGCACAGGATGCGCTTGCGTTACAAAAGAACAGATTGATTATATTAACAAGCGCGGTGGAAACAGAAATCCTTGTGGAGGCGGATTTTAATTTAACTAACTATATATTATTTTAGCAATATAATATATAATGTCAGCCCAGCGCTCAGCCTTCGCAACCGAATATGGAAATCGCAACAGCAACAACAATAATAACAATTCGACACGCAATAATAAAAACAAAACTAGAAATCACAGAGGTTCTTTAATGCGTCAAAGAAAAATTGCTGGAAACAACAGAATTGGAGGAAATAGTCCAGCAGTAACTGTTCCTGCTATGCAATCAAATAAAAGTATGATGAATAAAGCAAAAAATACACTTAATAGATTAATGAGAAACGCAGGATTGAAAACAAACAATAAAGCTAATGCTACAGCAAAAATGAATAACACAAAAATGGGTGGACGTAGACGCACTCGTAAACATAGAAAAAAGCGTGGTGGTGTAGGTAAAAAAGGTTACTCACACCCTAAACGCGGACAAAAATCTCGCACTAGAAAAGGCAATAAAGATTTTACCACAAAACGTGGTAATAAGGTTTTCCACCGCCGCAGACACAACGTTCGCAAAAGTCGTAAGCCTTATCAAAAAAAACACTAATTTAAATAATTTTATATATTATTTTAGCAATCTAATATATATAATGGCCGGAAGATTTGGATATGCACGAGACTATAACAATTCGCCTCAAGGAGAAAGAAAAGAACTAGGTCGTATTTCTCTCCCACGAGATCAATTCCCAGAGCTTTACCCATCTGCTGCACGTAAGCTAGCTCAAATGCACGCAAATCTGGATAGACAAGAAGCTCTCAGACAGGCATCCAAACAAGCCGAAAAGGCTAGAAAAGCAGCAATAAAAGCAAAAGAAGGGGCTAAGAAAGCAACAAACAACCTAAAAAAGCAACAGCGAAAAAAATTTGGTTTTAACCACAATTCGAAACCAGAAGCATTTAGAAATGAAACTATGTTTGGAAAAATATTTCGTAAATTAAGAGGAAAACGAAGTCCAGCAGAAATGAGAAGGACGGGGAAAATTATACAAAATGCAATAAAAGCTTCAAAAAAAGAAGAGAAAAGAAGAAGGCGAAGAGAAAATAGAAGGCAAGCAAGTTTAACTCCTGCAACAAGAAGAGGATTAAATCCTCAAACTGTTGGTGCTATGGGGGCCGCGATTGCTGAACATCGTAAAAGAACAGGACAACCATTGCCTACATCAGCTTTAATAAACACGGTAGCCTCATCTAGTAAAAAAAATAATGTTGGAAAAAAAATGAATAATGTTTCAATGAATTTGGAAACAAGTTTTCCAGAAGTCCCAACACATAAACCTGAGTTGTCGCCCAGTGTTAACAACTCGGAAAAGGTTGCCGTTGCGGTGGGAGGAAGACGCCGAAAAACAAGAAAACATCATAAGAAAAAGACCAAACGTAGAAAAGCTAAACGTAAACACCGTAGAACAAACAAAAAAAAACGTAGATCAAACAAAAAAAGACGTTAAATACTGTTTTAAAGACTAAACTAGTATTTAATATAATTATGGGTAACTTATGCATTATAGAAGATAATAGAATAAATGAAATAAAGTATTTTAGATGTAAAAAATGTGATGATACTTTTCGCAATAAGTGTGGTGGGTATTCTGAACGAACTTCTTGTAGATTTCACGATTTAGATAAAGAAGGGGAATGTAAAAATTGTCATGTTAAAAATCCTACTGGAAACTGTTACCACGTAAAAAAAATAAGTTGGTTTTAAAACATTATTAAACTTACTTTAAATCTCTCTAACAATACAATATATAATGAAATTTATCGTGACTATTTTATTTGTGTTACTATCATTTGCTTGTGCCACTGATAGACCCAGAGTATGGGATAGAATTCCACAATTTTATGTTGATCAACGAGTTCAAAATTTTATAAATCAAAATAGATTAACAAATTGTTTTGAGTTTGTTGAAAACGAACAGTATCTTAAACTTAAATGTTGGAGGGATAATAAACTTACTGATGTTGATATAATGATAAATCCAGGCAAACCGAAAAAAAAGCACTACGTAAACGATTTTCTCTCTATAGTAATATAATGCCTTGCTCTGCCTGCGGGAAAAAACTTGCTTTAGCTCCTCCAAATAGACCTGTTGTTAAATCATCAACATTTAGAATGGGATTTACAAGATTTAGAACAACAACAACACAGACAACCCAAACAAAACAAGCAACGCAACCCATACCTAAGGCTTTTACACTGGGATTTTAAAATCTAATATAATATTATAATGCCTAATAAAGGAATAACTAACGCCAAAAACCGTGCCTTGAAGAGAGGTATATACTTGCACACAAGAGAGACAGGTGGATTAGCACCTACTGTTGGTAAGCCAGGAAGAATGTTGGGAAATAGTGGCCTTTTACCATCAAGAGTAAATGGCACAAAACCTACACACGGAATGAGAAATAACATCGGTGCCTTTAAAAGTTTAACTACAGCAAATGGACGCGCGTAATTATATATTTTTTTAGCAATAATAATATATAATGAGTTTTAAGTTTAATTTATTTCCCCCACAACCACAGAAATCTTACTATCCTAAGGGACAGAGAGATTCTACAGCAAATAGTTTATATAATAAAGAAGTTAGTCATCGTAGTGTAGTAAATCAAACTATTGATCATTCAAATCAAAATTCTTCTCCAAACTTATTTAAAAAGCAAGGTTCATCCAATACTTATAATGATGGGACAGGCTCTAGATTATTGAAATTAAAAGCGAGTGCCATTGCTAGATCCAATAAATAAAAGAAAATATTTACATAATATAATGTTGAAACATCTCCCCAATGAAGTAGAAGAATTAATTTACGATTTTCTAATTTCTCCGCAAGATGTAGTGAAATTGTCCTGCCTATCTAAATATATGAAAACAAAAGTTGATAATGTAGCTTTTGTTAAAGAAAAACGAAAACTACATAATAGATGTCGTATGTTTATAGAAGACAATTCTTTATACTATCACGAATGTGAAGAAATTTCTGGTGAGTGGGAAAAATATTATAAATGGAATTGGCCAAAAAATAGAGCCGAAAAAGAATATGATAATACTCCCTTATGGAAAGTAGGAATGTTTGTAGATGTTTTAGATAAAATTAATGTTTGGGGTAGTGGTATTATTATAGATAAAATTACAGATTATCTTCCTACTATTAATCAGACAATAGTTAAATATAGTGTGCGATTTCTAGGCTGGTCAGACAGTTTTAATGAAGAGGTTACACCAGACAAAATAGCAAGATTTGGCACCAAATGTATGAATCCTAGATGTAAATTTGACTCTTTAAAAGGAGATCATAAGCGCTGGGTTTTATTTAATGATTTAGGAACGTGGAAGTTAGATTCACTTTATATTGATTTAGGACGTAGCACAGATGAAAAGATATTTGCTGAAATATATGGTAGAGAGATTGAGATAACAAGAAAAAATATAGATTCTTATATACGTAGTGTTACCAATGCAACTGTATTTTTATCAAATGCTGAACGTCGTTTTAGACCAAAAACTAGAAGACTTTATTTTTAATTCATTTGACTGATGTGTGTTTTTAAAATACTCATCATTCCGTTCTCTGGTTCCCAATCGTCCCAACGATCATAAATTGTGTTAAAACATTTACATATTCCACAATCACATTTGCTTTCAGTAAATTCAACTTCTTCATCTTCATCTGCAAATTCTATCTCTTCCTCATCATCACTATCAACTTCTTCGCCAAATATTTCCCTTTTTATTGCTTCTACCTTTTCTCCTGTATTTGTTCTGCGTCCAAAAAGGAATGCTTCCAGCATCATACCCCTTTTTATATCTTCAATTGTAACTACATTGCGTTTACAATGCTTCACATAAATAGCTGATGACTTTAGAGCGTTTTCTGTGAAATGAACTAAAATAGATGCAATATTTTTTTTCATATCATCTTCATCAAGAGGAGTATTGTCAAATCCTGATTTCATAAATGTAAAATCCGTATTATCCATTATGGTTTATTATAATACTTTTTATTTATATCTCCTTCAATTTTATTCTATTGTTATTTTAATGAATAAACCTCCCGGTGGATGTAAAATAATAAAAAATAAAAACGATTGTATTGCAACAGGATGCAGTTGGTGCCCTGGTAATAGAAGACTTGCAAAGTGTAGATGGAAACCTGGAATATTTTCTTGTTCTAAACGAGAAGATTCCACTCAATTGTTAGTTAACAATTCATTAAAATACTCTGACACATTAAACGGTGAAAAAAAAGTTTCAAACTATTCTAGTTCAGATGCAAATATAGGCCGGATTATTGGTGATCAAATATATAAAACATTGTTTAAAGAAAATGATTATACTTGTTTTCAAGATGGCTCCTTTCTTTTTCGAGATGATAATCTTGCATTATTCAATATATTGATGAAATATATGGGACGTGGAGAAATGGCAAATCCAAAAAGTGAAGATGTTCACGTAATAGAACCACTGGGTAATAAAATTGGTCCTCTAACTCATTTGATGTTTTGGTTAAAAAACGAAAAAAACGGTGTTTTATTGGATCGTTTGAAATCACTTTTTCTCCTTGCCGGCACTTCGAGACCACGAAGCCGTGTTAATAAAACTATACATCCAGAAAGAGAAAGTATATGGAGTCAATCCCCACAGCGAGTGGAAATATTATTTCATAATCTAGAGGATTCACATAGTATCATAATAACAAGTTCAAAAAGGCTTCCAGATTTAAAAAAAGATATAGCTAATAACGTAAGACAATATGAAAGAATAGTAACTCCATCTTATAATATTGATTGTTCCCCTATGTATAGCAAATCTAAGCAAAAAGGGGTAATAAAATTTTATTCATATACTATTCGGCTATTTTTTGATTCTAGGAATATCCGTGACTTAACATATACATTTGTTAAATTTGAAAGCGAAGCAGTTCGAAATGCGCCAATACGGCACGCCAAACGTTCTGCTGAAACATTGGCTTCAAAATTATTTCCGGCAGTTATTTCCGGTAAAAATGGTAAAAGACCTAATAAGAATAGGGTTGATTCCACGATTGTTAACCAATATACACGGCTACAAAATACACCAGTTGATGATGTTCCTTGTTATGTAAAAGATAGTAAACCTAATATTTGTTATAGAGCTGAAGATGTGGGTCCTCGCCCTCTTGATAGTAAATATGATGAATGGAAACAAGCTTATAATCCCAATGAAGATACAGAATATAAATTTTTACGTATCGGACAAGAATATTATGTATCTCAGTCTCAAACAGATCAAATTATTAGAAATATTAAAAAAGCGACTGTTCGTAAATCGGATAGAGAAACAAAACCATTCCCACCTGGTTATGCATATAAGATGCGAGGGGGAAGAAAAAAAAGAAAAACTCGCAAACGAAAAAAATATCAAACACGCAAAAAGCGAAAAAACCGAAAAAAACGCACTAGAAAGAGATAATCTCTATCTAATATAGAATGAATATTAATTCAATATTAGCTGTTTTATCATTTAGCATACTAACTACTGTTACCTGGACATTGCGAAAAACGGTTTTAAAAAATCAAGATGTAATTTCTTTTGTTGTTCTAGAAACTTTTTTTGTTTGTGCTGCTATATTGATAGGTAGTTATTTCATATTAGGACATAAAAAATTTATAGAAGTTCCAACAAGTTTAAGTTTAAATCAATTTGGATATATGTCACTCTTAGGAGTTTTGATCGCTGGAAGTATTTACTCTATGAGATACTTGATTAAATATGAAGATATATCAAAACTTTCCCCAATGATAGGTGGCACAAAAACTATTATGGTAGCTATTGTAGGTATTTTTCTTTTTGGAGAAGAAATTACATTCCGTAAATTAATAAGTATAGCTTTAATTGTAACAGGGTTGTTTTTGTTTTTAAAGTAAATAGTTTATTAGTATTTTCAGATACATCATTAAAATTGAATTAAATATTATTGCATAATAATATCTAATAAAATGACCAAAATACAATTTAGATTGTTGGACTTTCATGTTTCAAATGAAGAACAACAAGAAGAAGAAGAATCCTCTGGTGAAGAACCATACTGGGATGAAAACCTAGAAGAGTATGTAGGTGGTAAACGAGAAAAACGAGATAATAAAATATTTACTATTGAAGCTTTTGGTAAAGATGAAAAAGGACAAACATACTCATTATTGATTGAAAACTTCGAACCCTTCTTTTATGTTCGTGTAGGTGATCACTGGACAAATTCAACAAAAAATAAGTTCTTTAATCATCTTGTTTTGCACAAAGATTTATCGGAATACTACAGGGAATCAATAACAGAATGCAAATTAGTAAAGCAAAAAAAACTATACGGTTTTGATGCTGGAAAACTACATAAGTTTATCTTGCTAAAATTCAAAAATACCACTATTATGAATAAAGTAAAAAATCTATGGTTTACAAAAAATAAAAACTTCAGGAAGCGCAGACTTCTCGAAAATGGATATAAATATAACAATGAGTATTTGCAACTTTATGAGGCAAAACTACCCCCTCTTCTAAGATTCTTCCACATTACAGAAATCAGTCCTTCAGGTTGGATCGAAGTGGATGAAAATGACGCACAAGAACTAGATGGCTTCACTACTTGTGAATTTCAATATGCAACCAATTGGGATAATGTTAAACCATTACAAAAAGAAACAATGGTTCCATTTAAAATAATGAGTTTTGATATTGAAGCTAGTTCAAGTCACGGTGATTTTCCATTAGCTAGAAAAACATATAGAAAACCAATAGGAGAAATGATAGAATATTTTACAAAAAATAAAAAAAAAGTGCAAAAGTTAAAACGAGAAGAAAAAAGACAATTATTTAAAGATATGATGTTATCAGCATTTGACTTTAGTGATAAATATAGTTTTATGAGTAAGGTATATCCAAAAAGATCCATAAAAAAAGAAGAAGTTGAGGCTAGAATAGAAAAAATTTTAGAATACAGACTAGGACAACTTTTAAAGAAAAAAAAACAACTTGTTATAGAAGAAGAAGAATTAGATGAAGTAGAAGATGAGGAAGAAATATTTGCAAGGAGAAAAAAATGGCATCCAACACCAACTGCATTTCATAGAGTAAAAAATAAACCTGTGTTTGAATGTTTGTTTTATGATTTTGATAGTGGTGATAAACTAGATATTCTAGATAGGGCCTTAGAATATAATCCACAAGAAAAAGAAATTTCTGGGTATCTCCCACCTTTAGAGGGTGATAAATGCACCTTTATTGGAAGCACATTTCTAAGAGTAGGTGAACAAGAACCTTACTTTAATCATATGATTGCATTAAATTCTTGTGATAAGATGACAGATGTTGATAATAGTAAAGTTGAATCTTATAGAACCGAGAAGTCTGTTTTGTTAGCGTGGCAAAAGTTGATACAACGAGAAGATCCTGATATTATCATTGGGTATAATATATTTGGTTTTGATTGGGCATTCCTTATTGAGAGAGCAAATGAATTAAAATGTTTGACAGCATTTCGTCAACTTTCAAGAAAAACTGAGTTTGATTGCAATATTGTAGATACAGAACTAAGGGTAGCATCAGGCACTCATGAACTTAAATATATGAAAATGCCAGGAAGAATTCAAATCGATCTGTATAATCAATTCAGAAAAGCTGTAAACCTTTCGTCATATAAATTAGACTATGTAGCTTCTCATTATATCGGTGACTATATTAAAAATCTAGAAACGCGTTCTAATTCAACAATTATACATACAAATAACTTAACTGGTCTTAAAAACTCACACTATATATGTTTGGAGATTATTGGTAACTCTACAGATATGTATAAAAGAGGAAAAAAATTCAAAGTAAAAAATTTAGATAAAGATAATAAATGTTTTGAAATAGATGAAGTGATAAATATATCCGGTAAAAAATCAAGGTGGTGTTTGGCAAAAGATGATGTATCGCCACAAGATATTTTCCGTTTAACAAATCAAGGATCTGCTGAAAGATCTATAGTTGCAAAATATTGTATTCAGGATTGCAACTTAGTCCATCAATTGTTATTAAAAAATGATATTTTAAGTGAGTTTGTAGAATTGGCTGCCATTTGTAGCATTCCTATGGATATGGCTATTATGCGTGGTCAAGGAATCAGACTTCTTAGTTTCATTGCTAAGAAATGTAAAGAAAAATCTACATTAATGCCTGTTGTTGAAAAGCCGTTGCGAGATATTGGTTATGAAGGTGCCATTTGTTTGCCACCCAAAACAAAATTATATACAGATAATCCAGTCGCCTGTGTAGATTATAGTTCTCTATATCCTAGTTCTATGATAAGTGAGAATATTTCACACGATAGTAAGGTATCTACAATTGAATATGATATGGACGGACAAATAGAAGAAGATGAATATGGCAATCCAAAAATTACAGGTGAAAGAAACAGTAAAGGAGAATTTATATATGATAACTTACCCGGTTATGAATATGTTGATATTACTTATGATAGATATGAATGGATAAAGAAAACAGGTAAGAAAGATGTTAAAGTAAAAGTTGGAACAAAAACGTGTAGATATGCACAACTACCCGATGATAAAAAGTCTATTATGCCTTCTGTCCTTAAAGGATTATTAGCCGCCAGAAAAGCTACTCGTGCAAAAATAAAATTTAAACGTGTTACAATGAAAAATAAAGATTCATATGAAGGTATTTTATTTAAGAATGATGATTCAACATACACAATTCAAAATATTTATTTAGAAAATGAAGAACTAAAAAAAGATAAAACAATAGTAAATGTTGATGATGTAGAAGATATAAAAGATGCATATAGTTCGTTTATGAAAGGTGTATTTAATAATAGGCAGCTTGCTATTAAGGTAGTAGCAAATTCGCTGTATGGTCAATGTGGTGCTAAAACGAGTGCATTTTTCGAAATGGATATTGCTGCATCAACAACTGCAACGGGTAGAAAACTACTGATATATGCGAAAAAGGTAATTGAAGATGTGTATGGAGATAATATTGTAAATGTTGAAGGTCATGGTAAAGTAAAAACTAAAGCAGAATATATCTATGGTGATACTGATAGTGTGTTCTTTACATTTAATTTTGAAGATTTATCTGGGAATCCTATTCGTGGAAAAAAAGCTTTAGAAATGACAATTATTCTGGCACAAGAAGCGGGTGAACTAGCGACTAAATTCTTAAAAGATCCTCACGATTTAGAATATGAAAAAACATTCATGCCATTTCTGTTATTATCAAAAAAGAGATATGTAGGTATACTTTATGAATTAGATCCAAATAAAGGAAAAAGAAAAGAAATGGGTATTGTATTAAAAAGACGAGACAATGCACCCATAGTGAAAGATGTATATGGTGGTATTGTTGATAGACTTATGAATAGTGTCAGTATTACAGATGTGATATCTTATACAAGAGAAGCTTTAATGGATGTAGTAAA